AGCGCCGTGGAATCCGACGTCGGCCAGCGCTTCAATCCAATCCGAGATGATGTCGTCGGCCCAATCGTCGTCGGCCCAATGGCGCAGATACTCGCGCGCCCGATCGACCGCCGCGGCGGAGACGTTCCCCGCCGCATGCTCTCGGATCAAGTCTCTGAACGTGTATGCGTAGACTTGCACTGTCCTCACAGGTGGCTCCTATTCTGCGGCTTGGCCGCGATGGTGGGAATCTACAGTCTATATCGACCGATGCAAGCGCCAGCATGATAGATTCTCCAACGAATTCGGTCCGTATTCGCGCAAGCGTAGGCGTGCGCGTGAGTTACGTTCGAAAGAAAATTGTTGGATCGCGCATTCGGCATGTCGGATTGCCGGGTATCGGCACGCCGATCAAGTACCCGTCAAGTAGGCGCGAACCAAATTATCGGATGGTGCGTCGTTCCGAGTCCGGGCCCTCGCGTGCGTGCGCGTGATGGACGCCCGACGCCCGCCCCGACCCGGACCGGACCGCCGGCCAGTCTGGCTGTTCGGCTTCTGTTAGGCCGACCAAAACCCGAACGGGCCGAGCAAATATCGGACCGAAGAAAATTCGGAAAATCTCTCACGTTCCCCTTGCGGCGTGCCGATACATATGGTAGTATCCTACAGCGCGAACGTCGCGCAGGACCGACCCCCCAACCACAGGAGCCACGCCATGCCACGAATCACTCTCACTCTGCCCGCAGACGATCGCACCCGAGAGCGCTCCCGAGCGATCGACGCTATCCGCGCACTGGCAGCGTATGACGCTGAAGAATCCGCGCGATATCTCGCCGGTCTCCGCGCGGCTGACACGCTCCAGCTCGGCGCATCGTACTACCGCGCGCTCGCCGGTTTGGTCGATCGCGCTTACCGAGCGGAGGTTGCCCGATGAGGCTCCACCCCTACCGCTGCGAGTCAGCGTACCCCGAGATCGACGCGCAAAGGAATCTCGACGGACGGACCCACTACGTCGACCCCGAGACGCTGCGCTATTTCCGCTCCAAAATCTTACACGCCGAGCACGTCGCGCGCGGCATGCTTTACGTCGTCGTCGAGTCGCGCGGGATCGACGCGAAGGATGGCCGGCGCGGAATGCGCGTAGTCGTGTTCAATCTCGCCGGAAATGTTGTGCATCATTCGCGCGCGGCGCACTGGTTTAGGTCGACGCGCGCGGCGCGTAGGGCCATTCCCGGAATCCTTGAGGAAATCGACGCGCGCGGCGTGAATCTCGCGTCGCTCGAGGAGCTCGAGCGATGGAGCGTAGACGAGATCGAGCGGGCGCGCCGCGCGATCGACGAACGCACGCCAGCGCCAGCGCCGGCCAGCACCTAACCAAACACCGCGCGACGTTCGCGCGGATCTACTCTCACCCATTGACGGGAGCCCCAACCATGCAAGACCTCACCCAAACGTCCGCACCCATCGCCCCCACCACCGCGCCTATGCGATTCTCTCTCCCCTCGAGAATCGGCGCGATCGCTGCCGACGACGCGCACCGATACGCGATGAATAGCGTTCTCGTTCACCGTCCGTACACGTCGCCGGCGGCCTACGCGACCGCGACGGATGGTCGCGCGCTCGCCATCGTTCGAGTCGATCCCGAGGCCCACAACCTACAGGAAGGGTACAAGTTTCAGATTCCGGCCCCGGCCTGCGACATCCGCGCCAAGGCCAAGGGGCCGATGCCGGCGATCGTAGCGGGAGAATCGGGAATCACCTGCGAGGGGAAAGCGTTCGACAAGTCGGACCAGTCTTTGCCGTTCCCTCCCGTAGCGGGCCTGTGGAAAATGCCAGAGACATCCGCGCGATTCGCGCGCGTCGCATTCAATCCGGAACTTCTGGCGGAGCTGCACAAGGCTATCAAGCCTCACCGGGATAGCACCAAATCGATAGTAGAGCTCGCCTTCGAGATCGACGACGCCGGGAACGCGAAGGGCCGCGCCATCCTGGTCCGCGGATACGCCAAGTCCGTGGGCATGGTCATTCCCTGCGCTCTGAACGACGAGAAGACCGACGCGCGAACCGCTGCAATCGAGATCGTCGGCAAGGCGAAGCGAATCTTGGCCGGCGAAACGCCGTAACTGGCCCCGATTCGATGAACGTTAGACGGAAGGCCTGCGCTCGCGCGCGGGCCTTCTCTTTTTTCGACTCGGCAAAAATTCTCGCTTGACTTCCGGAACCGGCTATCCGTAGCATCTACTCCCGTAGCACACAGCGCGAACGAGTTGCTATCCGGGAGTCTTCAGCCGTTCCGAACGAGCCGATAGACTCCAAACGAATCCGCGACGTAAAGAGGGGACGAGCCGACGCCATGCCAGGCGCTCGGGGTAGTCGCGCGCCGGACATGGCGCGAACTGGAAACCCACCTACGATCCTACGCGAAGAACCGACGCGCGAGTCGGACAGGCGGGAACGCGGGAACGATGGACGGGAAGAGAGGGGGGCGAACAGCGAGAGGACCGCGCACGCGCTGCCGGCCTGCGCTCGAGCGTGATGCGCGAAGCAATCCCGCGTAGTGGATCGGTCGATCCGATACGCCATCCGCGCGAATGGCGACGGGTAGATACACCGATCAAGCCCCCCACCCCCCCCCAACAAACCCTCCTCCTCCCGCAACCACCCAACGGCAACTCTTGTTGCACGTTTGTATCGAAAGAAAATTTGCGATTCGGGGTGTTCAGAAATCCGGGACGGTTTCTCTGACCCCCCGTATGTGCAAAAATCCAGTTCGGGAACTTCCCGTTGCATGGATGGACGAGACTCGGGGTTGAAGATGCCCTTCGTGCGGCAGTTTTGTTCGACTGCGCTTCATGCTTGGTTGATGTTCTCGGCTCTTGGGGCTTGAATTGTGCGACCAAAGTCGCATGTGGTGTCATTTCCGCTGCGAGAATGCCCTTGGAGGTTCGATGGACGAAGCGGGTGGCTTGACGATGGACGAGTTTCTGTACGGTTGCCGCGAGGCTCCGCACTGGTTCGTTCCGTTCGTGCTTGGGTTCGACAACGCGCCGATGCACGACGACCTTCAGTTCCACTTGGACTCGAGCGACAACGCGTACTGCGAGTTGCCGCGCGGTCACGGGAAGACGAACCAGATGGCTGGTCGGGTGTCTTGGGAGATCGGGAAGAACCCGTTGATCCGGGTGAAGATCGTTGGTTCGTCGGACCCCGAGGCGACGAAGACGGTGACGATGATCCGGAAGGTGATCCAGTCGGAGGAATACCGGAAGGTGTTTCCGTCGATCGAGGCCGACAAGGACTCGACGTGGGGGAACACGAGTTTCACGGTGAAGCGGAGTCGGTTCCTTCGTGACCCGACTGTGGAGGCGGTGAGCGTGTTCGGTAGAGCGGGCGGTCGAAGCGATCTGCTGATCGCGGACGACATCTGCGACCTTCGGAATGCGGTGCAGCAGCCGAGCCTTCGCGAGCAGGTGAAGGACGCCTGGAAGAGCATTTGGTTGCCGACTCTTGACCGGAGCGGGAAGAGGCCGCGGATCTGGAAGTTCGGGACGCCGTACCACGTCGCGGACATCACGGCGGAGTGGCGTTCGTACCACAGGGACGCGGGCGGGTTGTTCCGGAGGCCGGTGATCGGGAACCGCAGTCCGTGGGGCGAGGTGTACAGGCCGGAGATGATGGACGACTTGCGGAAGCAGTACGGGCCGATCGCATATGGGCGCGCGTACGAGCTGTCGCCGGTGTCGAGCGACCAGTTGGTGTTCGACCATGCGTGGCTGGACAGGTCGATGTACGAGGGCGAGATCCCTGAGATCGTGAGGCTGACGGGTCAGACGATCGCGGCGACGGACTTCGCGTTCAGCGACAAGTCGGTGAAGAAGGGCGACCCGGACTATTCGGTGCTGGTGACGGGCGTTCGGTCGATGGACGGGTACTGCTACGTCGATCGGGTGGTCCGCGCTCGGGTGACGTTCCCGGAGTGGCAGCGGATCTGCGCGCGCGAGTGCCGCGCCGGCGGCGTGACGGTGCTGATGGCCGAGGGCAACGGTCCGCAGGCGGGTCTTGTGCAGCAGTTGGCGCAGTCTTGCGGGGAGCTGTCGGTGGTTCCGGTGATCCGCACGAAGGACAAGTTGAGCCGTGCGAGCGAGAAGCAGGCGTTCGTCGAGCAGGGTCGCTTCCGTCTCCGGAGGGTTGACGGGAGGGAATGCCGCGAGCACGCGGTCTTGTACGACGAGATGACGACGTTTCCTGCCGGCGATCACGACGACGCGGTTGACGCGGCGGTGGATCTGATGGAGGCTTGCACGAGGGCTGGGTACGGGTTGACGGCGAAGCCGAACCTATCCCAGAGCGGGCGGGGCAAACTGTGGCGTCTCTATGGATGATGGAGGTATGCGATGGACGAGTTGCTGAACAAGGACCGTGACGAGTCGGAGGCCGCTTCGCCGAAGGGCGTCGTTCCTGCGGGAATGGATCAGCCGGTGGCGCTGCCGATCGAGATGCAGCGGACGTTCTTCGCGAGCGTCGCGAAGATGCTGAGGAACCCGTCGCTGGCGTACCGCAAGGACCGCCAGTTGATGAAGCAGATGCGGAACGATCCGGACTGCATGGCTCCGCTCCAGCAGTTGCAGGTGTCGATCGCGGGGCTCGAGTGGCAGGTGAAGCCGTTCGACTCGCGCGACCCGATGCAGGAGGAGATCGCCGAGAGGACCGCCGAGATCATCAAGCGAATTCCGCGGCTCGCGGATTTGAGCCGTCATCTTCTCGAGGCGGTGTGGTACGGGTCGAGCGCGGCGAACATCATCTATCACCGCCGTCCGAACGGGATCATCGAGGTCAAGGATTGGATTCCGTTCCATCCGGACACGCTGACGGTCGATCTCGAGGGCGCGCCGGCGATCCGCGTCGGCCCGAGGTACTACGCGGACATGGACGGCACGGGCGGCGAGACGGTGCAGGGCTTCGACTCTCGCGTGCACAGGCTGACGGACGTGGAGCGCCGCGCGGTGGTGTGGCATCGGTACATGGTGCAGGGTCCGGACTTCGACGATCCCTACGAGACGGCGTACGCGTACCTCGGCAGGGGCGTGCGCGACGTGGTGTGGTGGTACTGGAACTTGAAGCAGGCGGTGCTTCAGAACTGGGCGACGTACGCGGAGCGGTACGCGCAGGGCATCCGCGTCGGCTACTACCCGATGGCGAACAAGGAAGGCAAGAAGGAGATGGAGGACATCCTCCGGAACCTCGTGGGCGACGTGAGCGCGGTGGTTCCGCGCGCGACTCCCGGCCAGAAGGACTACGAAATCGAGATCAAGGAACCGGGCGCGGCGCGCGCGCAGGTGTTCGCCGACCTGACCGAATGGCTCGCGAAGAACATCAAGGAGCTGATCGTCGGCCAGAGCGCGACGAGCGAAGCGGTGTCGAGCGGCATCGGGTCGAACATCGGGACGCAGCACCAGAAGACGTTCACGCGGCAGATGCGGTTCGTCGCGGACGGGCTCGGCGAGACGATCACGGAAAACCTCGTGCGCGAGATCGTGGACATGAACTACGGTCCGCAGGAGTTCTACCCGCGGTTCGAGTTCTCGGTGGAGAGTCCGGAGAGCGAGAAGCGCCTAGAGGCCATCCGCATCTTCGTGAACGAGCTTGGCGGCACGGTGAGCGAGGCCGAGACTCGCAAGATGCTCGGGCTCGCGATCCCAGACGTGGACGAGCCTGTGCTGACGGGCAAGGTCCGCGACGTGATGCCGGAGATCGGCGAGAACGGCGGCGTGGAAGACGAAGAGGCAGACGGTCCGATGCTGAACGCGAGGCAGGTTTTCGGCGGCATGAGCGAGAAGGAGTTGCGGCGCGAGGCTCGACGCCGGCGGCGCAAGGGGCGAAAGTCAACCGGGAACTGCGGGAATGGGTTCGGCGGGTTCACCGACTCGAACAAGTGCGCCTCCGGTCCGCACGACTATCCGGCGACCCGCAAGAGCCCGCGCAAGAAGTCGCGCAACTCCCGCGAGATCGGCGAGGAGGTGATCCGCAAGCATCGTGTTCTTCTCGAGGAGGGCTACGACGACGATCAGGCGTGGGCCATCGCCTACGACATGGTTCAGAAGGGCGTGCATGAGCGGAGCAGTCCGCAGCATGCCCGCGACTCGAAGGCCCATCGGGAAATGGTGGAAGAGCTGGTGCGCGGCGGCATGAGCGAGGAGCAGGCTTCGCAGGTCGTGAAGCGCAGGATGAAGGGGCTCATGGAGAAGGGCGGCGATGGATTCGTGCCGCCGGAGTCCGTCGCCGCGAACGCGCGTCGCGCGCTCGACGTGCGCGAGACGAAGCCGGAGTCGGAGCGCGGGATGACGCAGGTGGGCATCGCGCGCGCGCGTGACCTTGCGAATCGCAAGTCGGTTTCCATCGAGACGATCCGGCGCATGGTGTCGTTCTTCGAGCGGCACGAGGTGGACAAGAAGGGCGAGACTTGGGACGAGCAGGGCAAGGGCTGGCAGGCGTGGAACGGCTGGGGCGGCGACGAGGGATGGTCTTGGGCGCGCGGCATCGTCGAGAAGGAGGGCGATTGATGCTCCGGATGAGCGAGGCGGAGCGCCGGATGTCCCGTGCATGGAGGCTCGGGCATCGGACCGGAGACTGGATTCGCATGGAGTCGGAGGTCCAGGGCGCGATGGTCGGAGCGTTCCAGTCCGGGCGCTCCGCGTTCCGCGCGTCCGCTCCTCCGATGATGTCGGACATGACTCCGATCTTCGAGCGAGCGCGCGCGCTTTCGCACCGCACGATGGTCGAGAGCTCGGTCAGGCGCGAGGCGATCGCCGAGGGCTATGGGTTCACGATGCTCGCGACGCTGTTCCTGCTGTTCTTCGACGAGGACGATGAAGGCGTGTTCCGGCCATTGGTCCGCGGCATTCCCTCGGCTACGGCGCGGAAGGCGCGCGCCGGCGGCGTTTCGATGGAGATGGCGCGTCGCGCGCACGAGATCGTCGCGAACGACGCCGACGCGAAGACGCTCGTGAGGACGATCCCAATGCGATCGGAACTCGTCGCGCTCGACGAGGTGAGGCGCGCGTTGAATCTCGGGATCGCGGACGGCGCTGTTTCCGAGCGCGTTTCGACGGGTGAGACGGATCATCCGCTGTGGCAGATTTCGGAGATGATGGACAGGCGCACGCGAGGGAATCCGCACGGAGACTTCCCCGACGGCGGTTTCCATTGGCAGGTGAACGGCTACATAAACACGATCGACGAGATCGTGCGACAGGGGTGCGTGCCGCCATGCGGTCGCAACTGCCGTGCCGTGCTTCGCCCCGTGTCGTGGAAGCGCGCGGAATCGCTCGGGCTGATCGGAGCCGATGGTCTTGTCGATCGGGCGGCGGTACGCCAATGGAACGGCGACCGGCAGGGCTATATCGACCGCGGCCTGTATCCCGATCCGATCTTCCGTTGAATGATAGTTGCATCTGTGTGTTAGTTTCGGCTGATAAAGCCCGAAATTATCCTCACGCAAGGCCATAACCGCTTGCCTTGGTGGTGTTTATCGGCGTGAATGGCGTCGTGGACTCCTCACACTCCATCTCGGAGCAGGGCGATAAGGTCGTGATCCGGCGGCTCGAGCTGTTCGCCGGATTCGATCCGACTATCGACGACGGCAAGGACGAGGAGATCCGCAAGTTCGACCGTCGCAAGGTGGCGCGCATCGTCGATCGGACGAAGCAGTTCATCTCGCGGAAGCAGCATCCGCGCATCGTGATCCTCCACTCGCAGGAAGACCACAGCGAGCCGAAGGAAGCGGTCGGCGCGGTGCTCGACATCGCGATGGAGGAGCGCAACGGCGTTCCGTTCATCGTCGGCGACGTGGAGATGTCGAAGGAAGACTTCGCGCAGTACGTCGCGAGCAACAGGTTCCCGCGCCGCAGCGCCGAAATCTGGTCGGACGACCACATGAGCGAGATCGCCCTGCTGGGGCGCGACACGCCGCGTCGTCCGCTGCCCGACACGCGGTTCACCAAGACTGGCGAGAAGTTCTCCTTCTCGTGCCAGACGTGCTTCGAGGCAGCACCGGGAGCGGGCAACGTGTTCGTTCCGGGCGTCGCACTCACAAAGAAGAAGGACAAGACCATGCAGGACGAAGCCAAGACCGGCGAGAAGGACGAGATGGCGAAGATCATCGCCGAGAAGGACGCGGAGATCGCGCGGCTCAAGGAAGAGAACCGCAAGATGTACAACCAGACCCACGTTGACATCGGCTCGCACAAGGACGAGGACGAGGATGACGACGAGGGCGACGAAGGCGACGAGGACGAGAAGAAGAAGTCCGAGTCGAAGAAGTCGAAGAACGCCCGCGACGGCGCTCGCCTCGAGTTCACCCGCGAGAAGGCGAAGTTCGAGAAGCGGATCGCCGCGCTCGAGGCCCAGCTCGCGAAGGAGCGGTTCTCCCGCGAGATCGACGCGATGGCCTCCGAGGGCTTCGCGGTCGATTGCTGCCGCGACGAGATGATCGAGGAACTTGCATCCTGCCCGGACCCCGAGCGCAAGGTCAAGTTTTGGCGGGAGAACTTCCGCCGCGATCCGGTCGGCGTCCGCGTCGGCGCCGGCATCGCCCCGCGTTCCGGCAACAAGCCGGAGCCGAAGGCCATCGACAAGGAAACCGTTGCCAAGCTCGTCGCCGAGGCGGCTGGCGATCCCGAGAAGTTCAAGACCCTCATGGCGCGCGCGAAGAGCGGCGTCTGACCAAGAAAGCGAGAATCAAACATGGGTTCTTTCTCTGACGTTCCCTCACTGACCGCGGCTGGCACGATCCTGCCCCGCCGGGCGGTCCGCGCATCGTCCGGAGCGGGCTATCTCCGTCACTCCGGTTCGCAGGTCACTGCCGCGACCGACTTCGTGATCGGCGTTTCCGACGGCTCTACCAAGAGCTTCAGCAGCTCCAACCACGCCGAGGCAGGCGATTCGATCACCCTCCAGGGCGGCGCGATCGTCGAGGTCACGACTGGTTCGGCCACCGCGATTTCCTGCGGTTCGCTTCTCAAGATCGACACGAACGGAAAGTTCGTCGTCGGCGGCGCCGCAAGCGACGTGAACTGGGCCGTCGCGCTCGAGCCGAGCTCTGCGGCAGACCTCATCATCCGCGCCAAGCTCCTCTCGACTCCGCGCATCACCTGATCCGCACACCTGACAAAAGGACACGCACATGGCAGACTCAACCATCGGTGGCGGACTCTCGACGTTCGTTCCCACCTTCAGCGAGGCGACCGGCCTCATCCAGACCGAGTTCACGCGAAACGTCAAGTCGTTCGCGCTGAACCGCTACACCAAGCTCGTTCCCGTCTCGACCGTCAGTGGCTACTACCTCAAGATCAACTCGGATGAAACCGTCCGCGTGATCGACGAGAAGGACTTCCGCTGGGCCTACGGCGAGGACCGCCCGACCGGCGTGAACAACGACTTCGACTTCTCGCAGTTCACGACCCGTCGCTACGAGAAGGGGTTCCACATCCCCTACGAGACGGCGAAGGTCGCATCGTGGGACATCGTGGCGCAGCACGCCCGTAGCCGAGCGACGCAGCTGATGACGCTGCGGACGTTCCGCGCGCTTTCGATGCTCACGACCGCGGCGAACTGGACGGCGAGCGTCAACTACTTCGCGACGTATCAGGCTCTCAGCGGAGACACCGCTGCGAGCGGCGTGTATACGTCGCCGAGCGCGAACAACACCTACGTCCAGCGCCTCTTCCAGACCGCCACCGAGAAGCTGATGGTCAACACCGGCGGCGCGGTCCAGATGTCGGACATCGTTGCGGTGATGTCTCCGAAGACGGCGTTCAAGCTGTCTCAGACCCTCGAGCTTCGCGAGCTCATCAAGTTCACGCAGGGCGTGAATCTGATGCAGGGTTCCGGCCAGTTCTCGCGCTACGGCCTTGCGCCGCAGCTGTTCGGCATCGGCGACATCGTGATCGAGGACGCCGTTCGCGTCACGAGCCAGAAGGGCGCGACGCGTTCCGCGGACTACATCCTCGGAACCGACGCCGTGCTGTTCCTGTCGCGTCCGCAGGGGCTCACCGGGGTTGAGGGCGGCGCGAACTTCGCGACCGTCACCAACTTCGTGTACGAGGACATGACGGTTGAGACGTTCGACGATCCGCGCAACCGCCGCACCGTCGGCTCGATCGTGGACAACAGCGTGATGGAGCTCACGGCTCCTCTCGCCGGCATCTACGTCGCGAACATCGGCGGGTGATCGGACTCCCTTTCAAGCGGGGGGTGGCGGGGCTTTGGACCCGTCACCCCCTTTTCGGAGGCGGCAATGCCGATTCCATACGCCACGGTCGCGCAGTTTGCGAAGACGATCGACGAACGGCTCCTTGCGGAACTCGGAATTGACGCCGAGGCCGATGGGGTCGTCGATGGCACGAACGCGATCATCGTCGCGGCGCTCACCCGGGCGTCGCACGAGGTCCAGTCGTTCGCGCTCCGCGGCGGCGTCTACACCGAGGCGGATCTCGACCAGATGCAGTCGAGCGAGAACTGGGTTCTCATCGGCACGGTCTGCGACCTTGCCTATGGCATCCTCGTGGCCCGCAGAGGCGGTCCGTTCGGAGATTCGGTCAAGGACCGGGTTGACAAGGCGAACGCCATGCTGGTCGATCTGCGGGACGGACGCAGGGTGTTCCCGATCGGCTCGAGCATCGACGCAAGCCGCCCGTCGCTCTCCATCATCTCGCAGCAGCAGCGTGGCGCGCTCGGGTTGGTCGCCGACAGCGACTTCTTCCCGCGCCGGAGGTACACGGAGGCATGAACCGACGCAGGAGCATGTTCCGTGAGGTGCAGATCGTCGAGTCCGTGGCGAACGGGATGCTCAAGGCGCTTCGCGACAATCTCCTCAAGAGCGAGGGCGACGGCGAGCCGCTTGCTCCGCTCGGGGTGTGGGATGACCTTCGGTTCACCGGCAGGAAGGGTTCCGGAAGCCGTTGGCAAAAGGCCGATCGAACGAACGCCGATCCGCCGCTCGTTGACACGGGCAACCTGCTCCGCTCGATCAACGTGACGCAGGTGGTGATGCACCCCGGCACGGAAACCACGGGGCGAAGGTATGACATCACGATCTCGGCGGCGGACTATGGAAACGAGCACACGTCCGACCGGAGGGCGACCAATGTTCTTCTCGGAAGGACGAAGGAAATCCGAAGGAGCCGATCCTTCGGGGACATGACCGAGGGTGTAGACTTCGTGGTGAAGAAGGAACTGAACGTCCCGGGTAGGCCGTGGAATCGCGTCACGCGCGACAGGCTCAGGGAAATCGCGGAGAATGCCGTCAAGGGCATCGGAGGATGACATGCCAGCAGCGTCTACTGACTTCCATGTGGCAGGCCCGGTCAAGATCCTGTGGGGAACCACCACGGCATCCACCGAACTCGGCTATTCCGACAACGAGGATCTTGTCCGCATCACGTTCACGGACCATCAGCGCGTTTTCAGCCGCAACGATCAAGGCGACATGATCGGCGAAACCGTGTTGAGCGGAACCTCGGCGATCATCGACTTCACCCTCGTTTCGTGGAATCAGGATCAACTCCAGCAGTTGATCTCCCGAGTCCGCAAGGGCGGCACTCCGACCAATGCCATCGGCCAAGAGGGCATCTTCGCGACGGTCGGCGGAACTACCGTGAACGGCGCGAGTCCGCGCACGATCGCGCTGAAGATCCTTCCGACTACCGCCGGCGAGACGGTCTACGACTTCCCGCTGGTCCGTCTCATCACGGGCCCGGAGATCATGGATCTCGGCAACACGCTCAAGCGCATCGCTCTTTCGTTCGGGACCGTGGCTCCGGCATCCGGAACCACGATCTGCACCACGACTCTCTCGACTTGAAAGGACCGTGAATGTCTGCTCAGAAGATCGACCTGCTGGACGACCCTTGGGTTGTCGTGTTCAAGATCGGCGACAAGGAATACCGCGCCGATTCCCTCGTGTTCTCCTCGATCATCATGGACAAGGCGAAGGGCGACGACGATCCTCCGAAGGAAGTCATCCTCGAGGCGATGAAGGAAGCCCTTGATTCGACCGAGGGGCTGACCGATCACCTCATCTTCGCGATGTCGGTTCGTCTGACGAAGGCGATGACGAACGCGGGAAAAGGATGAAGGCGGCGGCGCTGTTCGCCGCCGCTTACGGTTTCCCTCCATCGGCTTGCGGGACGCAGGAGGAAATGTTGGGCCTGTTGCAGAACCTCCGCATGTCAATGGCGATCTCCTCGGGCATCCTTGCCCGGGGCGTGGCGGTGTGCTTCTCGTCTGAAGCGAGCGCGGAGCTCTTGAAGGACAGCGGCGCGCCGACGCAGGACATCATCAAGGCGAAGCTGAACGCCATGAGGCAGAAGGCCGGTGTCAGGTGAACATCGCGACGCAGGCCCAGGTTCTCCGCGCCATCCGGCAAAGGCTGATCGACACGCTCGGTCTGCCGGAAAGCCGCGTCTATCTCACGAACGATCCCGTCTTTGCGGAGGGCATGGACTTCGTGGTTCAGATTTCGCCGATCGCGGTCGGCGCCACGAACGAGTTGAACCGCGCGGGGCTCGGCTTCGTGACGGAGCGATTCAGCGTGACCACTTTCGTCCGGACGGCATCGGACAACGACGTGAAGAAGAACCGCCAGTTGACCGGCGAATCTCATGGCGTCCTGTATCGGCAGACGGCGATCCGGCAGGCGCTCATCCAGCACGATCTCGGCGGAATGCTCACCGTGCCAATCCGGTTCGTCTCGAGCGGCCCCGTCAAGGAGGAGCCGCGGACCCAGATGTATCTGGCCGCGACCGACGTGTTCATCTGCTCGTACGCGCTGGCTTGGCCCGTCGCCGGGATCTTCCGATTCGGCTGGCGATCGACGCAGCCGACGTGGGCGCAGCTGACGGAGGAGCGATCCTACGCGAACTCGACTCGCTACTCGATCACCACGCCTACGCGCCCGGGGACTCCCGCTTCGGAGTATCTTTGGTTCGCCTTTCCGGCGGAACTGCATTCGCTCGGCGTTGAGATTCGCACGGCTGCCGGCCTCGAGCCCTTCTACCGGACCGGATTCCCGCCGCCGAGCGGACCCGCCATCGGGACGCTGACGCAGGCTGGCGTGACGTATCACCTCTACAGGCGCGCCTTCCCGACCACGGCGGCGAGCCTTACCTATGACGTGAGGGCCGGATGAGCGGTATCCCTACCAACATCATCACCATTCAGATGCCTCCGGGAAGCGATCCCGCCGGCGGCGACGGTGGCTATGACTTCGGTCCGATGCTCGACGTGATGAAGGGCGTTCAGCTCAACGTCGGAAGCATCAACCAGAACGTCAAGGCGATCCTCGAGGTTCTGAAGCGCATGTCATCCATGCGGGGAGGTCCGTCATCGGCTGCGCGCGGCGGTTCGGTTGCGGCGTCTGTGTCCCCGAAGGCCGGATCGCGCGCGCGGTTCGCCGCCGATCTGCTTGAGTATCGCAAGATGATCCGCGGCGGAGAATCGCTCGGAGGAGTGATGCGGCAGTCTCACGCGGAGCTGCTTGCTAGGTACAAGGCGAACAGAGAATCTCTCAGCGCACGAGAGTTGCGCGCGGCCACGAGGCTCCGTTCCGTCGAGATATTCGGCGAGTCGGTCGCGGCGCAGAATGCGGCCACGGAAGCCGCGGCGAAGGCCCGTCAGGAGGCGAAGGCTCAGAGGGAAGCGATCCGCGCGCAGCGCGAGTCCGCTCGAGCCGCCCGGGCGCAGCAGTCTGCCGACCTTCGTGCCAGTCGGAGCCGCATGACGAACAGCATGGCGCAGAGGGTTGCCGATCTTCGTCGGCAAGCCGGTATGCCCGGGGCCACGGTGTCCAGCATTGGTCTGACCGACGAGGAGAGGGCGGTTCTGGCGGGGGAGGCAAGCCCATCTGGCCTTCCGGGAACTCGGGCGCACTTCCGGGCCGTTGGCGGCATCGTGGATCAGCTTGGGGCCGGGGAGGGCGCTCCCGCTCCGGCTCCCGGTCGGTTCTCCTCGATGGCCGGCGGTGTCATGCGGATCGTCACGATGGTCGGACGGGTGCTGTCCGTGGCTGGAATGGTCACGAGCCTTCTCGGGAAGATTTGGGGCGCGGTGCGCTCTTTCTCGCAGGCGGCTATGGCTTCGCGAGCGTACTTCTCGCGGATCGACCCGGTGTTCGCGACGCTCGAGGCACAGTTCCAGATCGGTCAACTGCTCGCCGACATGCGCGTTGCATCGTCTCCTTCGGTCCGCAGTGCCGCCACGCAGTTCACGGCCACCCAACTCGCCCGCCAGAGGGCCGAGGTTCCCATCCGGAAGGCATGGGAGGTCACGAAGTTCTCCGTGGGCACGCTCTATGAACAGGCCATGTTCGGAGGCTCGCTTCTTCTCGGTGGCGCGATCTCCGGAGACGCAAGGAGCGCCCTGTTGGGCTTGGCTTCTCTGTCAACGATCAACCTTCATGCGTTCGGACTCGGTTCGATCAACCAGTACGTCCAGTCGCTCATCCTTCGGCTGGCGGGAGGCAACAACACGGCATCTGCGAACGCCCTGTTCATAGGCGACTTGGTTGATATGACCGGAGGCAGGTTCAGCACCACCAGCCCGTACATGGGCCCGAAGGCGAACGCATCGAACTGGTGGGGAGCAAGGCCATGAGCACGACCGTTCTCTACAACACCGTCCTGCTCGAGCAGGTTCGCATCACGGAGTACCGGGTCGAGTCTCCCGCGAACTTCGAGTCTCCGCACACGGGAATCCTTCAGCACTTCGTCACGGGAGAGGCACTTGTCTTCGTTGACAACGATGTAAGCCCGCAGACGTTCCGTTCGGCGGTCATCAACAAGCTGAATGTGCCTCGGAAGCAAATGAAGATCGAGGTCGAGGACTCCAATCAGTCTCCGACGACGAAGTACACGCTGTTCGACAACACCGTGTACACGGAGAACTTCGACGAGGCCCACGGCCCGTTCTTCTCCGCGCAGGTGACTGCGATCACCGGGACTCGATGCCTGCTCGTGAACTTCACGGCGCAGTGGACGGAATCGGGAGACTCGCTGAACGCGATCCGGTCCTACTACTGCGTGTCGTCGTTCTCGATCGACGAGATCGGAAACGTCACGCTCAGGAAGACCGGATCTTTGCAGATCCGTGCAAAGGAGAGCTTCACGCTGCCGATGGGCGTGGCTCCTAGGAATCAGGACCGCGCGGGCGCGTCGAACACCGGCGTCTACTTCGGGGATTCCGTACGGTCGGATGTCGTGACCGACTTCATCACGTCGAACATCCCGGGAAACGTCGGGCAGTTCCCCGACTGCTACCGGCGGTTCGCGGCGGGAAACCTCTATCCGGGCTTCCGGCGAATCCGTCAGGAATACGCCATCGACGAGAGCCGGACGCGTCTCATCTTCGACATCACGGATCAGGAATTCACGCGAGGGCTTCCCGCGCCGGCGAAGGTCGGAAACTGCTCCTTCACCTACGAGCGGAGCCTTGATGGAAAGACGAGCGCGATCGGAACGAAGCACTTCATCGCGTCCGTCAAGGGCGACAAGTTCGTGACCGCCGGAGCGTTGTTGACGCTCTGCATCCGCCTTTCTCAGAACAGGATCGACTATGCGAAGGACGTGATCCAGCGCATCCGCGTGACCGAGGAGAACATGCTGACGGAGAACTCGATCTCGTATGAGGTCTTGGCCCTTTCGGCGTCCAGTCAGGCGTTCGTCGCGACGAATGGCGACAGCGCCGAGGACAAGTCCGGTCAAGTCTCTCCGTTTGACACGAGCCTTCTCCTCAAGAACATCCTTTCGCCGGTCAAGCTCTCCGGAGGCAAGTTCGTCTTCACCCCGGCGAAGATGCCGGACGCGTACGGCAACAGTCTGATTGTCAGAGTGACCCCGTATGCGTTCGACCACCGCGACACGCAAACGCTCTCTTCCGCGTCGTTCGGACTTCCATCGACGTTCCAGATCCCGAACGACGAAGGAAGCGGATTGCAGCCGGTGATCTACCTGTTCCCGGGCGGATACTTCGATGCTTCCGAGGGTCAGGCCAACGACACGACCGGGAACGAAGACGCGATCTACAGGTACATTCCGCCGAAGACGGAGCCGTATGTTCCCGCCGGTCCGAACAAGGGCGATCTCGAGAAGAACAAGAGGAACCCGAACTCAAGCGAAACTCCCAACCCGAACTTCTCGTCGAAGGGGGGGAGGAAGATCAATGTCCGCTCCGGCATCGTGATCTGTCCTCCCATCTCTCCGAGCGCCAAGAGCAGGGTGTTTCAAGTGGCGGCTCCAATGGCCGTCTACACCGACTTCATCGACGGCTCCAAGAAGAACGAGCCGCCGAACCGTTCGATGGGCGACGTGCCGGGAGGCTCGGTCGTTACCGACATGAACTACTCGTTCACGTCCGGAACCTCCGACTTGAACGGCAACAGGATCATGGCGGCTGGATACGACCGGACGGTGGCGATCTCTTGCCCCGGCGATTTCGCAGGAACGGGAGAATCGCCCACGCAGCCAGCCTTTGAGTTGCAGGATCGGACCTATCAGGGCGAGACATACCGGATCGTCACGTTCAACCCGAAGTCCATCTTGATGCCCAACGACGAGACGCAGGGGCAGAATCAGCCCGCCTACACGGATGGCCTCGGGAGTCCGGAGGGGTATCTCGCATGAGCTGCGCGATCTCCGTCAGATCCCGCGAAATCAACGCCACCGACTACACGGGCCGGGAGGCTGTGGTTTCGGCGCGACTTCTCACGGAAGAGCTGCGGAGGCTCATCGAGAGGCAGAATGTCGATTGCAGGGACATCAACTGCATGAAGTGGCCGCTGTTCGGCATGAGCAGGCACGGAGTCTGCAAGCTCCTGCTTCTGAAGAACGACGTGATGGCCCTCCTCAGTTACGGCGAATCAACGGAGTCGATGAACACCAGTCAGGCGAACACGCTTCCCGCGGTCTTCGACATCACGTTTGAGTCCGAGCCGGACGATCCGATCACCTTCTGGAACATGTCGATGGCGCATGTCCAGCCTCTCATGGTTTCCGGATTCGGAAGCGCGATTCACGGCGAGGCCATGTACGTCGTCACGTTCAAGTGCCCGAGATGGGCCATGCGGTGCGCGCGCTCGAGGAATTCAAGCGGCGATCATTTGTCCGACAGGGATTGGGTTCCCGGGAAGGTGGTGAGCAATTCGTCGGCATCGAATGCGGCGAACACCTACCGGAACGCCATCACGTCCCTTTGCGACTGCTCGGCCATCACCGTCGGGACGGCATTGATAAACGAACCCCTGTCCTATGGGCTTGGCGTTTCCTTTCCGCCCATCTACAGGCCGCAGAGCGTCTGGGAATCCTCCGCAGCCATCTCGCTCGCCGCCTACCTAAGCGAGCCAGTGGAGCTTGGCAGCGCGGACCACAAGCCGTTCTTGAACGTGATCGACGACATGGCTCGCAACGCCGGAGTCGCCGCTGGCCTGTTCCCTTTCAGAACGGGCGCGAACTCCAGAAGCTACTACGTCGCGATCCATGCGATAGATCAGGGCGTGACCAACGCCGTTTCCTATCTGGACGGCATCCGCGACCGGATCATCGCCGGGACCATCTCGCATCTTGGATCGGCTCCTCCGGGCATGAGCGGGGATCTCGCGCGGTTCGTCATTCCGCTTCAAGCGACGAAGATGGGTCAGCCCAATCAGGTCTATCTGAAGCGCAGCTCGGCGCATCCTCCGGACGGTCGCCCCCCCGCCGTCTTCAACCCATCGGCTTCGCTTTCCGACTACACGACTCCTTCCGACACCGGAAAGTTCGATCTCGAGGAATTGTCGCCCATCTACCGCCGCGGTACAGGATGGGATCTGCGGGGAGCGATCGTCGCCGCCGATTCGATCTACTCAAACGGTCCTGGCTATGGAGTGATCGAGCCAGATCCGTATGGTGGATTCGCCTGTATCGCAGCATCCGGGTCGGCGATATCTCCAACCAGCGGCCCGTACGAGCAGCACCTAGCCGATCGGCGCATCTGGGGATTGAACTCCGGCGTCTGCGACGTTTGGTTGAGCGGATGGCTGTGCCCTTCCTACCAGAACGGATGGGCCGGAGGATCTTGGCTCGAGTTACGGTTGCAGACCGACGACAAGGGCTTCGGCTTCCCCACGACGCGCATCCACGGAAGCCTCGAGGACTCGCTGGTGTGTCCGCAGTTCTCCGACGGAGACACCGCGATCGAGGGCAGCGGAATGGTCCGCACTTGGCGCGGAGACGACGGCAAGACCCATGCTCACGTCGAGTGGCCGTTCGGTATCCCGTGCCTCATCCGAATCACGAACAGCACGCGGATCAACGCAGGAATTCCCATTTGGCGCTACACGGCGAAGATCGTCGTGAAGAACCGCGCGGACGCAACGGCTCCCGCCAACGCGACGGAGTATCAGGGTGGGCTCGCCGCGTTCAGAGATTGCGCCTCCTCGTTGCCAGAGCATGAGGTCATTGCATACAACATCGCTGAAACAAACAACAGCGCCGCCTTTGCTTCTCCGGGCTACAAGCTGCCATTCAACCCGCCGACGTTTGAAGTGCTCCCGATCGGCGAGGACAGGGATGGAAATAAGCGCGATGTCGTGGTGCAAGCAATGCTCTATCGGGGCTATAATGACGGCACGGCGCGGACCTGTGCCTACTTCTGCCTGACCAACGCCGTCGATGGATACTGCTGATGCCGCACACGGAATCCGTCCTTCCTCTTGGAGTTCCGATTGCTCCCACGGAGCCGACGGACGGAAACTCTACGCACATCGACAATTACGGTAGAGGCGGACTTCACTCTGTCGCGGACATTGCCGCTCGAGATGCGATCGCGTCGGACCGCCGGCGCGTCGGCATGGTCTGCTATGTCCAGTCGGATTCGACGCATTACAAGCTCACGGCCCTTCCGAACACATGGGCCACGTTCGGTGGCGGCGGCGTCACGGACGGCGACAAGGGCGACATAACGGTTTCCGCATCCGGAGCGACATGGACCATCGACCCCGGCGCAGTTGACAAGGCCAAGCTCGGCGGCGACATCACGGCGGCAGGCAAGGCTCTGCTGGACGACGCGGACGCTGCCGCCCAACGAACCACGCTCGGACTCGGCACGGTCGCCACGCAGGACGCGAGCGCGATCGCGCTGACGGGCGGCACGGTGCAGGGGGTGTCTGCGGTCACGGGATCGCATTCGTCTCTGCTGAACGAAGCGACGATGAAACTCGTCCGCAAGTCCACATCCGGCACGATCGCGAAGGGCGAGGTCGTCTACATCGTCGGCTCTCAGGGGACTCACCTGACCGTTGAGTTGGCCGATGCCGACAGCGAGGCGACTGCGGCAACCACGATCGGCGTTGCCGTCGAGAACATCACGAGCACGACGAGCGGATACATCATCGTCCAAGGCTACCTGGAGGGTCTGTCCAACCTCCATACGACCAGCTTCGCCAACGGCGCCGCCCTTTGGCTAAGCCAGACGGCAGGCGGCTGGACCACCACGCCGCCCACCCAGCCCGCCCACAGGGTCTTCCTTGGCTGGGTCGTGTCGAACAGCAACGGCGCGGCTGGCCGGGCCTACATCAAGGTCATCAACGGCCAGGAGCTGGAAGAGCTCCACGACGTCCTGATCGGAGCATCGCCGGCGGACAACGACCTGCTGGCCTACGACTCGGCTTCTGGCCTGTGGCTGAACCAGACGGCGGCGCAAGCCGGCCTCGCCGCGGCAAGCCACACGCACATCATCGGCGACGTCACCGGCCTGCAGACCGCCCTGGATGCCAAACTGGACGACAGCCAGGCAACGACCTTCGGACTGTCCATCCTGGGCGCGGCCAATGCCGCCGCGGGGGCGACGGCCCTTGGGCTTGGCACGGGCGACACCCCGACGTTCACCGGCGTGGCGTTCCCCAACGGCGAGTCGATCACGAACGCCGTCAACGGGCGCATTGAGTTCAACCCGTCTCCGACCGGATCTACCGCGTGGCGGCTCTACGCGGACATGACGTCCTTCAACGTGGGCGTTCGGCTCGGCGTCATCAACAGCGACACGAACATCGCGAACCCAGCCGGCTCGTACATCGTGTTCGACACGACGGCGCAGATCGCGACCGACAAGAGCCTGTCGATCCACAGCAACGACTGGATGCAGCTGCGGGGAACGTCCACCGGGCTTGACACGGCTCAGCTGTCGGTCCTGGTCAACAACGCCGGCAGCAGCGGCGCCTTCGCCCTGGTCGACCTCGGCAGCCTCGGCACGGCCAACCGTAGCCCGACCACGGCCCACATCGACCCACACCTCTACGTCTACAGCGCTGACACCAACGAGGCTCTGGACTTCGTTCGAATGTCGCACGACCGCACGGACGGTCTGATCGAGGCAGGGAACGGCAAGCTCCGGCTGAAGGGAGCGTCTGTCGTCCGCATCGAGGGTCCGAGCGGCGGGTTCGACCTGCCTGCCACGGCGGGATCTTCAGGCCAAGTCCTGACTACCAACGGCACGAACGCATCGTGGCAGACGCCTAGCGGCGGCGGCGTGAGCAAGGCATTCGTAATCGCGATGGCGGTGGCACTATGAACAAGACTCTCGGAATCGACGTCTCGGGTTCTTATGCGTTCATGCCTGACAGCCCGGGCTTCGGCACCGTCTCCTTCTCCGGCATCGACCTGACGCTGGACAACATCAAGCTCATCACGAACGTCACGCGGAACGAGATCATCTACAACTTCGCGGATTCGACTGCGGGCGCGACGTCGTTCGGCCTGAACACCCTGACGCTCGACTACGACACCTCGACGCACAGCGCATCGGACGTGCTCCAAATCATCCTCGACGTTCCCGGAGAACTCGAGGAACTTCGCAACGCCGTCGAATCGCTCCGCATGGCGATCAACTCGCTGACGAGGATCATGGGTTCTGCGCTGCCGGACGCCTCCGGACGCATGAGAGTCAACGCGGAGAGCGCCGTCATCGCCTCGGGAACCCTCACGACGGTCAGCACCGTCAGCAACGCCGTCCCTGTCGGCAACGTCGCTACTTTCGGCGCAGTGCCGGCGCAGTACCCGGCGAACCAAATCCAAGGCCTGTACGCAGACTCCCTGCGTCGCAACATCTCGGTGACCTGACATGCCAACCACACAAGGCAATCGCAAGATCCTCGACCTCAAGCGGTGGGAACCGCTTCAGCAGTTGCCCGCGAACACAAGCGCGGGCGCTGCGCTCATCTCCTCGCGGCACTACCGGCAGCAGCAGTTGTACCTCGCCGGACAGACTACGGCCTTCCTGTTCAACCCGAACGAGGACGGCTTCGTTGCTCTTCCGTCTCCGGCGCTTGCCGTCGCGCTTGCCGCAGGGTCATGCGGAGTCTCGACATCGTTCAGCACCGGATCGACGGTCGGCGCGTTCAGCCTGACGGCGACTGGCGGGACCACCACCACGATCCTGACGAATCAGAACCTCCAGCGCGACCTGCGCGGATACTCCGTCCAGATCCTTGCCGGTCCCAACGCGGGCGTCACGCTTGAGATCCAGTCGAACACTCTCGGAGCAACGGCGACGATCACCGTTCCGGCTCAGGCGTCTGCGTTCAGCGCCTCCACCGTCTACCGTCTCGTCACCCCGCGCTGGTACGTCCTCAACGGCGGCTCGACGGCGGCTTCCTCGTTCCGGTGCTACGACTTCGCGACGAACACATGGCAGACGCTCGCGAACAGTCCTGCTTCAATCGGAACGGACGCACGGCTCGTCGCGACTCCATCTTGGGAGGACAACGGATACCTCCAATTCGCGACCGGGACGGCGACGGCTGGCGCGGCTACGACGCTGACCAACTCCGCGAAGTCTTGGAACACGAACCAGTGGGCGAACTACCAAATCCGGATCACCGGCGGCACGGGCGCGGGTCAGATCCGCACCATCGCCAGCAACACCGGAACGGTCATCACGGTCGGAACCGCATGGGGTACGAATCCGGACGCGACCTCGACCTACTCCATCGAGGGCAACGACGACTTCATCTACCTGATGGGAAACAACGCGGTCACGCTCTACCGCTACAGCATCACGTCGAACACTTGGTCGACGCTGACGCCGACCGTCGCACGAGGCGGCGCACCGGGCGCGGGAATGAGCGGCAACTGGGCGCGGGCCTCTACGGACGCCGCGTGGACCAACGAGAGCGCGATCATCAACGGACGGCGCATCTACTCGTTCCGTGGCGCGGCTGGCGCAGTCGCCGACTACTACGACATCCCCAGCAACTCGTGGACGAACGACATCGCCTACTCGCCCAAGGTCGAGACGTTCACCACGGGAACGAAGTGGATCTACAGCGGCGACTTCCTCTACGCGCAGAAGGACGTGACTGGCCGATGGTTCCGATTCAACCTCGTTACCTCGGAGATGGACGGCCTCACGTTCATGCCGATGCTTCAGGGCGCGGCGGTCATCGGAGACACGGCCTACGACGTGACCTACACGGATGGAACGACCAAGATCGTCTTCCTGTGCATGGCTGGCAACACGACGAACCTCCACGCAAGGATGATGGTGTTCTGATGTCGAACGAACGGCAACTGACGCTGAAGCGGAACAGGCTCCGCACGGCGCGAGTGGAGCGCGAACACGCTTGGCAGATCGGAGACGAGATGCGCGTGGCTTCGCTTGACGAGGAGATCGCGCAACTTGAGGCGGCGATTGCAGAGCTGGAGGGTTTGACATGAGCGAGCAGAAGCAGAATTCCCACGCAAATCCGACGCTGATTCTTGGCGCAGTCGTGTCACTCTTCACGATCGTCGGCACTATTCTCGGCGTCGGGTGGAAACTCGGCTCCATCGCGAGCGGCATCGAGACGCAGATCGTCGAAGTGAAGGGAGAGATGAGGACTCTCAACGCAATCAGCGGCGAGCGCATCAATGGGATCGAGCGCCGACTGACCGAACTTGAACGGAAGGAAACATCACGATGAAGCCCGGATACAAGACCACGGAATTTTGGCTTTCGCTCGCGGCGATGATCGTCGGAGCGGCACTCGCAAGCGGGGTGTTCGAGACTGACTCTGGCGGCGACCGCATCCTCGGCCTCGCGGCGACGGTGCTTGCCTCGCTCGGCTACACGGTGTCTCGCGGCATCGCGAAGAAGGGGGCATGAGTGCCCTCGAGCGCATCGTCGCGGCCATCGCTCTCGGCCTGTTTCGGTGGCTTGAGAGCCGCGCGGAGTCGAGGCATCGTGCGGTGGACGCTGACATGGACCGCGATCGTCTTCGCCGCGCTGGCGCTCGCGTTCGCGAGTGGATGCAGTCGAGCAGTATTGGTCCCCGAGTCGAGTCCCGTGAGGATCGGCCCGGAGACTAAGGCTCGCGTGTACACGAGGGTCGGGAACGAGTGGGTGTTGAGCGAGAACCGCGTGCAGATTCCCGAGGGGTGGTACTGCGTGCCGCCGAGCTTCGTCGAGGAGGAAAGATGAAACTCGATCGGGTGCGAGTCTCAAAGCCGGACAAGGGAGTTCTCCGGATCGACTACCACCCGAGAAAGATCGGAGACGATCTTTGGTTTCTCCTCCGGTCGGACGCGCACCACGACAACTCGCACACGGACATCGGCATGGAGCGCCGGCATCTGGACGAGGCTCTTTCAAGAGAAGCCCTTATTCTTGACAATGGGGATCTGCATTGCGCGATGCAGGGTCGCTGGGACAAGAGGGCAGACCGCTCCGCGCTCCGACCCGAATACCAGTTCGGGAACTACATTGACCGTCTGGTGGATTGCGCGGTCGATTTCTACACCCCATATGCGCCCAACTGGTGCATGATGGGGCTTGGCAATCACGAGACGGCGATGCTGAAGGCCCATGAGACGAACCTCACCGAGAGGACGGTCGAGAGGCTGAAGCTGGCGGGGGCCACGAGGCTACATGCCGTTGGATACGCGGGGTGGGTTCGCGTGGTCATTCATGCGCCCAACACCCGCAAGATCGGTAGCCTGTGGATGTACCGGCATCATGGCTACGGAGGCGGCGGTCCCGTCACGCGCGGAACCATCCAGACATCCCGCATGGCCGTCTACCTGCCGGACGCCGACATCGTTTGGACGGGGCATACTCACGATCAGTGGATCATGCCGATCGAGCGGCATCGGGTCACGAACTACGACCGGACATATCTTGACCGTCAGCTCCACGTTCGCACCCCGGGATACAAGGACGAGTTCAGTCCGGGCGAAGGATGGCACGTCGAGCGCGGCGGACCGCCGAAGCCCCGGGGGGCTCTCTGGCTTCGCGTTCACATGGGCAACAATTCCCTCGTACAATCGGAAATCACAGAGGCACGATAATGGCCGCAGCGATCTACAACTTCACCATCAACCAGGGCGAAACCTTCACCAAGAACTTCGCTTGGGCGAACGCCAGCGAGGTTCCGTACAACTTGACCGGATGGACTGCCCGCTTGCAGGCGCGAGCGTTCGTCTCGTCGAGTTCGACCCTGTTCGACAGCGGAGGCGCTTCGCCCACAACGGGACTGTCGGTGACGATCCCTACGCCGGCGAACGGAACCGTTGCAGTCACCATGACGGCGGCGATGACGAGCGCGATCCCGTGCGATGGCGTCTACGCCCTTGAGCTCACCTCGGGATCAAGTCAGGTCAAGCGACTGATCGAGGGATCGTTCACCATCAGCCCGGAGACGAACCGATGAGCGACATCATCACCATTGACGAAACCACGGATCTTGTCAAGATCCTGAGCGCCGGAGCCCTTGTCGGCTACGGGTTGACGGGCGGCTTCGATTCCGGGCAGACGCTCGCGGTAAGCCTGTCCAGCGCCACCGGGACGCTTTCCGCAAAGACGGCTCTCACAGGATCGTTCGCCACCCCCGCCGGCGCGAGCGTGTCTTTGGCGGCTGGGACGTGGCTTGTCGTGGCGCACGCCTCGATCGGGGCCACGAATCTTGCGGCCACCCTTGCCGCTTCGGCGACCTATGGGCTCCGCATCTTCGACGGAACCAATCCGGTCGCATCGGTGCATGGCTCGGTGGCCCGAGACGCCACGACCAACGCGGCCCAGATCACGAGTGCGTCCCTATCGACTCTCGTGACCATCGGGGCCACAAGCACGATTTCCTTGCAGGTTCGCGGCAGCACCGATCTTTCGGTCTATCATCAGGAGCAGGGCTCTGGGGCCACGACGGGCAATGCCACGCGCATCGTGGCGGTTCGGATTCTCTGATGCCGAAGGATGACAAGATGGAACCTCTTGAGAAGGCCGAAGCCGCCGCCCGGAGATTCATCGAGGATTCCGGCGCGGATGCCGTGGTCATCCTGTGGACATCGCGATCCAAGCGCGCGACTAGGTTCTTCCGGCATCAGATCGGGAACGCGATACTCTGCAACGCCCTCGTGGAGAGGACCGCGGAGCAGCAGTGCGAAGTCGAAGAGGATGAATGAATGTCGTTCCAAATGTCGTGCTGCTGCTCCTCCTGCCCGACGCATGATTGCTTGAACGGGAGCACGATCGACACGGGCTGCTGCCCGTCGTGCGACACGCTGATCCTGTTCTGCGAGCGCCCGGGCTACACGCAGAAGAACATGGCCGCGCAGTTCAACCCGAACCCGGCGCCCGGACAGACTCGCGTGCTGTGCTGCGAGTATTCGTGGAGCTCGCTGCCGCCGGTGCAGGCGATCTACCGTCACTACGGGACGTTCTACCGTGTCGCGTACCGCGACGATCGGCCCGGACTGCGGACGTGGATGGCTCCGTACCCCGAGTGCCCGTTCCCATGCCCCGAGGAGGGCTACGGCGGCTGCGAGGACTGCGTTCCATATTTCCCGTTCCCCAACTTCAGCGGATGCGTCTGCAATTCCACGCACTCCCAGTATCAGCTCGACAAGTGGAGCGAGGAGCCGGGGACGCTGTGGGGTCCGGAGATGATCTGCTGGAAGGGCGGCGCGAACCTCAACGCGACGCTCGGGCGGCTCGAGGACCAGTTGCTCGGCGTCGTTCACTTCGAGCGGTGGTGGAGAATCGCAGACCCGAAGCGCGCGGGATGCGCGCAGTGGCGCATCCATGTCCCCGATTGCATCGAGACCGAGAACGGCTGGCAGTGCGGCGACGGACAGCCCGTGCAGGGCGACAATCTCGTACCTAAGTTCTGGATCTACGCGTGCAGCGGCGTGCCGCTGTTCGACTTCGACATCACCGATGCGGTGAACCGGGAGTTCATCACGACGGAGGAGGCCGATTCGATCCGCAACGCCGCCGCGGTGAAGGAGCAGCCGCCGCAGGACATCCTGCTCCGCATGGCTGCGGGTGGATACTTCGACACGAAGGACTGGCGCGCGGAGCAGCGTCAGGCGTTCGTCGATCTGAACGCGGAGTTCCCCGGCGCGGGCTACGCCGCGTGCATCCAGAACGTCGCGGACATGGATGCGCTCGGCCCCGTGCGGCGTCGCCTGTGCGGCGCATTCGCCGACGCGAATCCGACTCCGATCCTCGATCTCGCCGATGCGACGGCAACGCAACTCACCATAAACGTGGACCTCGCGTGCTTCATCGACTACCCGGGTCTGTTCACCGCCGGCAACGAAGCCGACTACGCGTACTGGGCCGATCGACAGTGGGTGTATTTCCGCGCCGTTCCGGGCGGTTGGACGTGGGTCGGATGGAACGCACCGAGCGGCGCGTGCCTCGGGTGGGGAGAAGACGATGCCATCCTTGCCGGATGCGGTCGCCAAGATCCCGATTGCATCCAGGCGCTCAAGGGTTTCCCGCTCGCGGAGCCGACGATCACGACGTGCGTGCATCCGTGCTGGGACACGTTCGAGAACCCCGTGCAGTGCTCTTGCTTCGAGCCCGATGCGGAGTGCGCGGTTCTGTCTCTTGACTGCCCGACCACGGAGAACGGGGGCATCGGATTCACGCCGCGCTGCGACGGGAACAACACAGGGACCGGAGGCCAGTGGTGCGACGCGTTGAACGTCGCGGCGTTCTGCGGCGGGATTCGCTTCGCGTACACGCTCTACAAGACGAATCCTGTCGCCTATCAATGCGAGCTGAATGAAAGCGGCTGTTGCGGCTACATTCGCTACGAATGCGGCAAGATCGCGCAGTCGTTCTTGATCGAGGCCCGTCGCACGTCGAACTCGTGGGACGAGTCGATTCCGTTCCAGTGCCGTCCCGAGATCCCGCCGCTGCCGGCGAACTATCAGTATCCCGGACTAGTCGCGACGCATCAGGCTCCGACGCCGCTCTGCACCGCGATCATGGCCCAAACCGATCCGGGATTCATACCTGATCCACAGATTCTTCCCGGTGATCTGCAAAGCACCGATGACCTCTGCTGCGGCGGCTTCTGTCCGGTGCTGGGAACATGGGCTTCGCAGACGAACTGCTGCGGACAGGAGAAGGTCGATTGCGCTCCGACCGAGCGTTGCCCTCCGACGCAGACCGCCGGACAGATCGAGTGCATCGGCCACGACATCGACTGCGACACCACGCCTCCATGAGTCATGTCCTACCTTCGCTCGAGCAATGACAATCTTCCCCGCGCCCGGATCACTCCCGGCAACGTGGTCCGTTACGTCAAGGCGGAGGCATCGCTCGCGATCCAAGGCCCGGTGGATGCTGCCGTGTTCGAGGCGCGGAAGGCGGCGTGCATGGGCTGCGAACACCGTCTGAAGGACACGAATCCAGCGGACGAGATCGGGTTCTGCCGGAAGTGCGGCTGCGGTCTGAATGCCCGCGCTCGGCTGACGGTGAAGCTGACGATGCCAGCGGCGAAGTGTCCCGAATCCAAGTGGTGAGGAGCAAAGCGCAAATTTTCTTTCGATCCTGTTGCATTGTTGTCGGATCGCCGCTACGCTTCGCGCGCCACCTATGACCACAAGGACAACAAGCTCCCGACAGACGCGCCGGTTCATAGGTGGCTCCTGTCTGGCCGCGTCTGTCGGGAGCCTTTGGAGCCAAGCATGACAATGAAGATCGTCAGGGGAATGCCATCGGTCGAGTATCACTCGATGACGGCGGCAAATGCCAGCAAGTTGAAGGAGATCCTTCGCTCTCCCGCCCACGTCAAGTTCTCGCTCGAGAACGGAAAGACATCCGACGCGCTTGTGGTGGGAGAGGCGGTCCATGCCGCGATCCTCGAGCCTTTGCGATTCAAGGAGCAGTACGTCACGGCTCCGGACGTGGACAGGCGCACGAAGGACGGCAGGGCGGCTTGGCAGATGTTCATTGACGCCAATCCGGGCAAGGTCATCCTGACCTACGATCAGATGCTCTGCGTGTCCGGGATGGCAGAATCGGCCATGAGGCATCTCATGGCGCACGAACTCGTCGCGACCCTCACGGAAACCGAACTGACTCTCGTTTGGGAGCAGATCGGAGTCAGGTGCAAGGCTCGGATCGACGGCTACAGCCTCGAGCACCGCGCCATCATCGACATCAAGAGCTGCGAGAACGCGTCTCCCGACGCCTTCGCGAGATCCATCGCGAACTTCAAGTATCACGTCCAGGCGGCGTGGTACATCGACGCCATGCGCGCGGCTGGGTTCGACGTTGAGACGGTTATCTTCATCGCCATCGAGAAGTCCGGACCCTACGGCGTCGCCTGCTACTCGCTTGACGATCAGGCCATCGAGGAGGGCCGCATTGCCGTCGCTCGGGCGCTGCCGATCCTTGCGAACTGCATGACGACGAACGACTGGCCGGGGTATGACGAAGGCGTTCAGACCATCTCGCTTCCGAAGTGGTCCATCAAGGGAGAGGAGGTCGGACTGTGAGCAATCTCGCAACGGTCATGCTGGACGGTCCCAAGATCCAGCTTCTCAGCCGCACGATCGCCAAGGGAACGACTCCCGACGAACTGGCCCTGTTCGTGCAAATCTGCAAGCGCACCGGGCTCGACCCGTTCGCCCGTCAAATCTACGCCGTCAAGCGGTGGGATTCGCAGCTTGGCCGCGAGGTCATGCAGCCGCAGGTTTCCATCGACGGATTCCGGCTGGTGGCGCAGCGCAGCGGCGAGTACGCGGGTCAGGACGGCCCGTACTGGTGCGGCGAGGACGGGGTGTGGAAGGACGTGTGGATGTCGCACGTCCCGCCGCGCGCCGCAAAGGTGTTCGTGTCCCGCAAGGGGTTCGTGGCTCCGATCTGGGCGGTGGCTTCGTTCAACGAGTACGCGCAGCGCAAGAAGGACGGAAGCCTCATCAACATGTGGGCGAAGATGCCAGCGCTGATGATCGCGAAGTGCGCGGAGGCGTTGGCGCTCCGCAAGGCATTCCCCGCAGAGTTGGGTGGGCTCTACACCGAGGATGAGGTAGGGTCGCAGGAATCCGGATCTGCGCCCTCGTTCTCGCAGCCCGTCGTCGTTCCCGAAGAAGGCGTGGTGGATCACCGGGAGGACGAGTCGCAGGTGGACGCCTCGACCCCGGTGCTTCCACCCGCCCCGCCTCCGTCGCCCGTGAAGACGATGACGAAGGCTGACGCCGCGGGGATCATCAAGGCGCTCGCTGCCAAGAGCATCCCGCTCGAGGATCTGCAAGCCACCATGAAGAAGGCACAACTGAACGGCGGCGAGGACATGACTGCGTGGCCGAAGGAGTGGTTGCCGCGCATCCAGTCTTGGATCAAGAGCCAGAAGTCTCGCACCCCCGAACCGCCGGCGGATTCGTCCGTCGATGAGATCGTCTGAACTTCTCCCCCAATCGGCCCGGAGGGGGCACACCCGCCCCCTTCGGGCTTTAGGAGCATCGAATGAGCCAGTTGACCACTCCGGAACAGAACAGGCTTGAGCACCTTGAGGATGTCATTTCCCGCGGGATGAAGTCCTTCGTGGCGGTCGGTCAGGCTCTCAGCGAGATCAGGGAATCTCGCCTGTATCGGGCTCAGTACGACACGTTCGAGGACTACTGCCTCGAGCGATGGGAATTCACGGCTGCTCGAGGCCGGCAGTTGATGTCGGCGGTCGAGGCGATCGCTTCTCTTCCGGAGGGCTCTCCGAAGCCGGAGAACGCCGCGCAGGCTTCTGCCTTGGCTGCTGTCGATGAGGAGATGCGGTCGGATGTCTGGAACGAGGCGCGCGAGAAGGCCGAGGAGGAAGGCCGACCCGTCACGGCGCGCGACGTGAAAGAGGCCGCGAGCCGGATGGCCGAAGAAGAGCCCGAGGATTCCTTTCAGACGCTCGGGGATCAGAACATGAAGTCTGCGGCTCCCGCGTTCAAGGACGCGCTGGAAGCCATATCCCACGCCTTCGACGCAGCGGACGCCCTCATCTCGACGAGTGCGAAGGCGTGGCTCCTGACGAGCGGTAGTGCGCTGCTCAAGCATCTCCGGGATGCCCGGGATCACGTCAAGGCCGCGAGGCCGGCGGGTCTTTGCCCCGCCTGCGGGGGATCGGGGTGCGTGAAGTGCCTTGACACGGGATGGGTCAACAAGACCCGGATGGAAGCCTTGAAGAAGTGATCGAGTTCTGGAGCCACCATGAACCTTCGTCCATACCAGCGGGAATGCGTTGACGCCATCTGCGCGAGGCTTCGCGACAACCGATCGACCGTGGCAGTTCTTGCGACCGGGCTCGGAAAGACCGTCTGCTTCGCCGAGGTGATTCGCCGCGGCCTCGAGGTTCCGGGCAGGAGGGCGATCGTCCTTGCCCACCGCGAGGAGCTGATTATGCAGGCTGCGGACAAGATCAAGTCCGTCACGGGGCTTGAGTCTGCGATCGAGATGGGGGACTACCGATCCGACGAGGACGGCATCTACGGGCGCAGCTCCGTCTTGGTGTCGAGCATCCAGACGCAGAATGCGGGGCGCGGCGACCGCAAGCGGATGCACCGCTTCGACAATCAGCATCCGTGGCTTGTGATCGTCGATGAATGCCATCACGCCACTAGTTCGTCCTATCGGTCCGTGATCGACCACTACATGAGGCATCCGGAATCGCGGATGCTCGGAGTCACGGCCACGCCCGACCGTTTGGACGGCAAGGCACTCGGCATGGTCTTCGACACCGTGGCGTACCAGTTCGACGTTGTGGACGGGATCAGGGAGGGGTGGCTCGTTCCGATCCGACAGCGATTCGTTCAATGCGACGAACTTGATCTTTCCGCTTGCAAGAAGTCGGGTGGAGACTTCGCCCTGTGCGACCTTGAGGAAGCCCTCGAGCGGTCGCTTCAGCAGATGGTCCTGCCGATGGTGGAGATCGTGAAGGACCGGCGCTCGTTGGTCTTTGCGGCGACGGTAAAGCACGCGGAGCGGGTCGCGGAGATCATCAACAGGCCGGGTATTTCATCCGGGGCGGCGGCGATCGTCCACGGTGGAACCCCGAGGGATGTACGCAGGGAAATCTTCCGCGAGTTCAGCGAGGGCAAGCTCCAGTATCTCGTGAACGTCGCGGTCGCGACCGAGGGCTGGGACGATCCTGCTCTTGACGGTCGCGGAGTCCAGGTGATTGCGATGATGCGCCCGACGCAGAGCCGAGCCCTGTACTCGCAGGTTCTTGGCCGCGGCACGAGGACTCTTCCGGGCACTATTGACGGCATTGAGGATTCGGCGGGTCGGCGCGCGGCCATTGCGGCGAGCGTCAAGACCCACGTTGAGGTCTTGGACTTCCTCGGCAACAGCGGCAGACACCAGTTGATCCATGCCGGCGACGTTCTCGGCGGGAGCATGGACGAGAAGACGGTTTCTCGCGCCAAGAAGCAAAGCGAGAAGAAGGGCATCGGGGAGGCGGTCGATGTCCTTGAGATGCTGGATCACGCGGAGGCCGAGCGGATCAAGGCAGAGGAGGCGAAGCGTCGTCTCCATATCGTCGGCAGGGCCAAGTATTCGACGCAGGACATCGACCCGTTCGAGAAGCTTGGCATCGTTCCGAAGAGCGTTCCGTGGTGGCAGAGGCATATCCCCGCGACGGCCAAGCAGAAGCAGATGCTCGAGCGGAACGGAATCCCGGTCAAGGACATGGACACGGGTAGGGCATCGCAGCTCATCGAGGCGATCATGTCCAAGCCTTCGGAGAAGCAGGCGTGGGTTCTTCGTCAGGCGGGAATCGACCCGAAGGGATTCGACCGGAAGACCGCATCCACGGCCATTGATCTTGTCAAGTCCGGTCGATTGGAAGATGCGAAGAAACTTGCCGCAGGCCATTGACCGCAAGAATTCTTGCCATACAATCATCGAACAAGGAGCCACTATGACAGATGCAAAAGGCGACAAAATAGACATCGACACCCTGATCGACCGCCTGTCCGACCGCCAGCGCCGCGAGTTCGCGCTGTGGTGCGCCGAGCGGGTGCGCCACCTGATGACCGACCCGCGCAGCACGAACGCGCTCGATGTCGCGGCGCGGCATCTGCGCGGAGAGGCGACGGACGCGGAACTGGTTGCGGCGCGGAATGCGGCGGGGGATGCGGCGTCGGCTGCGGCGTGGGCTTTGGCGGACGCGACGGCGTGGGCTTTGGCGGACGCGACGGCATGGGCTGCGGCGGATGCGACGCGGGATGCGGCGGATGCGACGCGGGATGCGGCGTGGGCTGCGGCATGGGCTGTGGCGCGGAATGCGGCGTGGGCTGCGGCATGGGCTGTGGCGCGGAATGCGGCGTGGGCTGTGGCGGGGGATGCGGCGTCGGCTGCGGCGTGGGCTGTGGCGCGGGCTGCGATGTGGGACACCGAGCGCGCCGCGCAGCGCGCTGAACTGGAGCGGATGCTCAAGGAGGCGAAGCCGTGAGCGACACAACTTCGTTCTACCAGCAGGTAAAGGCGTTCTATGGCGAGAAGCAAGACCTCCGCATCGAGCGGAAGATCGGGCGCGTGAAGTTCAGTTTCGATTGGCGGTTGAAGTCCCGCCTTTTTGGTCGCTTCGGCGGCGGATGGAACTGGGCGCTGGGGCTCAAGGCGGGCGGAAGCACGGTCATGCTCTACCTGCTCGTTGCGATGTTCCGCGTGTCGTGGCATAAGGAGGCGCAGCGATGAGCGACACCAACGACATCCCGCAGAGGCTGCGTGACTTGCGGCGGGGAGACTACTCCCGCGATCTGTTCGACACCGCCGCCGCCGAGATCACCCGCCTCCGCGCCGAACTCGCGCAGCGCACCGCCGAGGTCGCGCAGCGCACCGCTGATCTCGACCAAATGACGGTTCACCGCAATGCGGCGATAGAACATCGAGACATCACGCAGCAGGTGCTCAACGGTATCACTGTCGCGCTATCTCAGCGCACCGCAGACCTCGCGAAGGCAAACGCCGAGCGCGACGAGGCGCGCGAGGATCTCGACCGCACCCAGCGCGTGCTCGTCAAGATCGACGCCGTCCGCACGCACCAAAGCGAGAAGCTCGTGCGCGTCTACGAGGCGTCGGGCGCGGAGCCTCAGCACTTCGACTGCATCGACAAGTTCGTCGGCATGATGCGCGTCGCCTTCGCCGCCATCGAGTCGATGGGCTACGAATGGCGCTGGACCAGGTCGATCGACGAGAACGGCGAGCAGGTCGGCGCGTGGGTCATGCGGGACGCGCCGCACGCGAACGCGACCGATGGTCCAGTGCAGAATGGGGGTGAGTGATGTTCCTATGCGGACTTGACAACGACTACCAGCCGGCCGCGATCAACATCGTGAACTGCCGCGCCATCTACTGCGTGTTCAGCGACGAGGAAGAGATGCTGATGGTTGAGTGGAACGAAACCGATGTCCCCCGGTCGGTCTACGCGAAGGACTCCGTGATCTGCACGCCGCAGCGCGTCGCAGCGGTGCTGATGAGCCTCAAGGAGCGCAACCCATGATCCTCGCCGCACTCACCGCGTTCATCTCGTTCGTGGCGTTGGGCATCGCAATGCTCTGCTCCATGATCGACAAGCAAACCGACGAAAGGACCGACGATGCCGAGTGAATCACCACGCGAACGCCTCCTCCTAGACGCCGCAGCCGCAACGCGCGAACGCGGACAGTCCTACGGCTCCCCGCGCGACCACTTCGCCAGGACTATCGGCGCGATCAACGCGGTCTTCGCGCACAAACTCCGCGAGCCGCTGGAGCCAGCCGACTGGGGAATCTTCATGGTCCTCGACAAGTGCGCGCGCGAGCAGCACCTACCGAAGCGGGACAACATGACCGACGTGGCCGGGTACGCCGGATGCATCGCGGAGATCCGTGACGAGACGGAGGCGTTCAACGCGTCGTGGTCGGGGAGGCCGCATGGCCCGGAAGCCTGACCCACCCAAGCCGCGCACATTCGTCCGCGTCTGCAAGGTCTGCGGCGATCCGTTCGACTCGACGCGCGATGACCGCGACACCTGCTACGACTGCCGACCGTTCAAGCGGTCGCCAAACCAACTCAAGCAAGACAAGGAGGACACAGACGCATGAAAGACGACATCATCAAGCTGATGGAGGACTTCAATCACGAGCAGACGCATCGTGCCGCCGTCGAGATCGCGAACCTCCGGCTTGAGTTGTGCCTATTGAGGGCTCCTTCGACGAGCATCGGCGCGGCGACCGAGGACGCCATGCGACAGTACGCGGAGGCTCGCGGATGGAGCTGGGAGGCGATGAATGAAGTCGGATGACATCGTGTACCTTCGCGCTCGGGTATGCTCGACGGTCAATGAGACGACGGCGGGACGCGAGTGCGTCCTCATCGAGCCGATCGACAAGTCGGGCAAGATCGTGCAGGGCGCTTGGATCTTCACCGTTCCCGTCGAATGGCTGACCACGATCGAAGACATGAGGAAGGCGGTGCGTCGTTGAGCGATTCCAAGAAGATCCAGCGCAGGAACAAGCCATCGTTCTGCAAGAGCGTCCGCATCGGACTTGATTCGATATCGGCACGGTTCCAACCCGTCACCTCGAATGAGGTCGCTGCGATCCAATGGATCGTCGATTCGATCAGGTGGCATTCAAAGATCGCCGAAGAGAGAAAGAATCCGAGGACCAAGGCATGACGCATGAAGTGATACAAGGCGACTGCCTCGAAGTGATGCGCGGCATGGACGCGGACAGCGTGGACGCCATCGTGACCGACCCGCCGTACGGCCTGTCGTTCATGGGGAAGAAGTGGGATACATTCGACCATATCTGCATCGAATGCGGAAACGACGACGCTTGCGAAGGCTTCACCTGTTGTTCTGACTGCCTTTCAGTTGTTGGAAATGCCGCTCGGTTAGATCCAAAGCACGGCGGCAAGTCGATGCTCGGTCATGTATCCGCAAACTGGCACGAAAAAGGCACGCATTCACGCGGGTACGCCGACAACGATAACGCAGCATTTCAAGCATGGTGCGAAAGTTGGGCGCGCGAAGCGATCCGCGTAGCAAAGCCGGGAACGCACATGCTCGCATTTGGCGCTACGAGAACATTCCATCGGCTTGCCTCTGCAATAGAAGACGCGGGTTGGGAGATTCGCGATTGCATCATGTGGGTGTATGGTTCTGGATTCCCAAAGGGGTTGAACCTTCGCGGCGACATGAAGGGCTGGGGAACCGCACTGAAGCCATCAGTCGAGCCGATCATCGTCGCCCGCAAGCCGCTCGTCGGCACGGTGGCTGCCAATGTGATGCAGCATGGAACGGGCGCGCTGAACATCGACGGGTGCAGAGTGGGCACGCTTGCGCCGACCACGACGCGCGGAGCAAACGCGCTCGGGCGCATGAACGACGATGGCTGGACGCCGAGCGATGACGGGCAACGGGTTGACCCCCACCCCGCAGGCCGCTGGCCCGCGAACCTGATCCATGATGGCAGCGCGGAGGTGGTGGGGCTGCTCAACGACGCCGCGCGCTTCTTCTACTGCGCCAAGGCCAGGAAGCGGGATAGGGACGATGGGTGTGAGGGGTTGGAGGCGAAGACCGTACTTATAGGTGCTGAAGGGCTCGCTATCAACCCAAAGACCGGGAAGCCTGTCGTAGACATTCCTCGCCGCAACCACCACCCCACGGTGAAGCCCACCGAACTCATGCGCTACCTGTGCCGTCTCGTCACGCCGCCGAACGGCCTTGTCCTCGACCCGTTCGCGGGCAGCGGATCGACGGGACGCGGCGCCGTTCTTGAGGGATTCCGCTTTGTCGGCATCGAGCGAGAGGCCGAATACGCGGAGATTGCGCGACGGCGGATCGCGAAGGTGGCTGGCGACCCCGCGCTTTTCGACATCAAGAGGACCAAGGCGTGATCCTTTCGGACCAGACCACCGGAACCGTCGTGTTCCACGGAAAGAGGGCTTGCCGGGGCAGGTTGTGCCCGGTGTGCGGACACGATTCTTGGTGTCTGGTCGATGAGTGCCGCGGCCTTGCGATCTGCCCGAGGACCGAAGGCAAGCGGAAGATCGGAAGCGCCGGCTGGCTTCACTCGACCGGAGGAGATGTACCCGCGTTCAAGGTGTCGAAAGACCCCGAGAAGGCGGTTCCGTCGCTCGAGGGAGCCGACCTGATGCAGCCGCGGTTCGTGCGCCAAGGAGCGCCCCGGCTAGGATTGCTCGCGATGTCGCTCGGCCTGTCGCTTGAATCGCTCGAGCGATTGGGGACGGGATGGAACGGCTCCGCATGGACGTTTCCGATGAGGAACGACCGGGAGGAGATTGTCGGATTCCGAACCCGGTTCGACAACGGATCGAAGTTCGCGATCAAGGGCTCGAGGTCCGGTTTGTTCATCCCGATCGGTCGCACCCGGGGTATCGGTGAGGTCTGGATCGTGGAGGGTCCGACCGACACCGCCGCCATGATCGAGATGGGACTCAACGCAATCGGAAGGCCGAGCTGCATGGGCAGCGAACAGGAGATCAGACGATGGACGGCAGGAATGGACGTGCTCGTGGTCGCGGACAACGATGGGCCTGGTGTGAAAGGCGCCCAAGAGTTGACAAGGACGCTCCGTGGATCGGCCCGCTCCGTCCGGATGCTCCTCCCCCCGATGGGGATGAAGGACGCACGGGAGGTACTGAATCACGGTGGATCTATGAAAGAGTGGCGGGAACAGCTCACAGGTTCAAGAAGCCGGAGGAATTTGAATGGCCCGCAAGCGTCAAATTGACTGGCAGGGAAACTCCTCGCGATCTCGAGGTTCTGCACTACCTCGCGACGGCGGGGGAGATCGACATGGAGATCAGCCGCGTCAAGTTCGGGGCGAAGTGCCTCGGAGCGGTGTGGTATCTGATGCAGCTCGGGCATCCGATCGTCGAGATGCGGACAAGCCGATCGACGAGGAGGGGAACGGAGCAAAGGAGATGGGTATGGCTTCCCGCCCTGTCCGACTTTTCCTCCCCGAAGGACGGGACGACCTCTCCATCTACCAGCGAATGATCCGGGACGGCGCGGTGAAGCCGTTCCTCATGCCGGACGGCATCGAGAAGCTGGCCGAGCGAGTCATGCGCCTCATGGAGATCGCCGAGGAAACCGGACGGTACAGGGACGCCATGAAGGCCGCGGAGATCCTGCGCGGCCTCGTGTCGGACAACAGGGCTCTCGCCGTCGAACTAGACAAGATCGAACGCTTGGACGCAGGGAAGCCCACAAGCATCTCCGGTCAGGTCGATGCCGAGGTGGCCGCGCGGATCAAGAAGATCGTTTCAACCCAGAGGGCGCGCGCGAATACGGAGAAGGATCATGGACGAGGAACGAATGACGCGGGTGATCGCGGCGGCGATGACCGCGGTGGAGACGGGAAGATCGCTGAAGCCGGCGCTGACGGCGATTCTCGTCAAGGAGATCATCAGGCAGCGGAGGCATCTCGAGGCGCAGGAGCGGAAGATCCGCCGGCTGGAGGGCAAGTATGAGATGGGCGCCGATAAGTGAGTGGTCGTTCCAAGTCAACGAATGCCCGAAGGCCCAGCCCCGGGCAAGCGCGTCCTTCTTCAGATCCAAGCCGAGGTACTGGACGCCGAGGACAGCCGACGCCTTCAAGCAGGCGGTCGGAGCCGCCGCGCTCGAGGAGATCCCGAAGGAACGGCTTCCGATCCGATGCCCCGTCAGCGTCCAGATCGTGTTCTGGATGCCGAGGCCAGCCCGTCTGATGACCAAGAAGACGATCGGGCACATCGACGTTCCCCACATCGCCAAGCCCGACAAGGACAATCTCGAGAAGGCCGTCGCGGACGCCCTCGAGAACGCCGGCGTGTTGATAAACGATTCCATCGTGTTCCACGGCGAGCAGATGAAGCTCTATGCGAACGCCGGCGAAGCGCCGCGCGCGGTAATCACGGTCAGCGAATACGGAGAGACACATGGCTAGGTTCACTTCGGTCCTTCGGGAAATCCTCGTCCGGTACGACCGGACGCCACACGTCACGCAGTCGGACATCGCGCACGAGCTCGGGCGGAACCGATCGACGGTGAACGCCGCGTGCAAGCGCCTGGTCGTACTCGGCTACCTGTCGAAGAACGCGCAGGGCGACTACAGGATGACAGAGGCCGGTCGATCGGCCTTGAAGCCTCCGGCGACCGCCCTACGCTACATCCGATGCCCCGACTGCGGAAAGCGCTTCTCGGCCTGACCCGAGGATGCGCTTGATCGTCGTGTGCGCCAGTCTCGAGCAGTCGCGTCCGCGGATGCCCTCCGAGGCCAGTCGCTCCGAGATCGCCCGGTAGCCTAGACCTTCGGCATGGAGGGCGCGCGCGCGGCGGATGGCTTCCTGCTCGCCGGCGTCGGGAACCAAGAGCTTGCGCTTCGTTCCATCGTCCCGGATCTCGACTCCGCAGACCCGATATCCGAACGGAACGGCCCCGCCGGTCTTCTCGCCCCGGGCTCTCTTTGCGGAGAGCGCGGCCTTTGTGCGCGCCCGGATCATGTCGCGCTCGTACTGCGCGAATGCGTCGACGATCACGCGCATCACGCGAGACATCGGATCGTCCGAGTCTGTCCCCTCGCCGGCGGCGGAAACCAAGCGTGCCTTCCGTCGCGCCACCTCTAGATCAACCCAGCCGGCCATCATGTAGTCTCGGGCGATCCGGTCGCGCTTCGCCACGATGAGGACATCGCCGGACCCAAGCGCCTCGAGGGCTTGCGGCAACCCCTCTCGCTCGGCAATGGCCGTTGATCCCGACACGCCCTCGTCGGCGAATACGGAGACGGTCGCCCCCGCCGGAACCTTGGACATGCACGCGGCGCGTTGGGCTTCCAGCCCGAGGCCGCTGCTCGCCTGCTCGTCGGTCGAGACACGAAGGTAGATGACGGCCTTCACTTGCGACCCCCTCTCTTCGGCAGGCTCATCCGCTCGACGCCATCGCACTCGCCCAAGAGCCTGTGCATGGCAGACACGCTTATGCGCTGCCTTCCGGTCGATACGAGGGATAGGTAAGTCGGGCTCAGGCCGACGGCACGGGAGAGCTCACGCAGCGATCGCCCGCGCTTCGCGGCCTCGATCATCTCGGCCCCGATGCTGCCCTCCAGCACCATCGCGCGGTAAATGTCCTGCTGGATGAGCTTGGCGACGATGGACGCAAAGCGGCGAGTCGCCGGCGGCGCGTGCATCCGGATGGCAATGGGCGTCAGATCAGCACTGCGCGGCATCGGAATCCCCTCCCTCGAGCATGTTTCCGAACAGGTCCACCCGGTCGATCGAGCGCAGGACTGGATATGCGAGCTGCATCTCGAGCCATTCCTTCGCATCGACCGGAGAATCCTCCGAGCGCGCGATGCCGATGATGACGAGATCGCGCTCGTCCTCATACTCGGCGTAGATCGGCGCGTTGTCGCACTCGGGAACCCTCGCCATGCCGGCTATGTCCCGGGCCGCAGAGACGATGCCATGCCCGATCGGGAACCGCACGCGGGGGTCGACCTGGCGCATGATGTCTTGGATCGTTTGCCCTCTCACTGCTCCCCTCCCCTCTCGGCAGCGGCGAGCTCGTCAAGGATCGCCAGATAGACGCCGCATCCGATCTGCTGGATGCGGCCCCGCTTCCATTGCTGCACAAGGGCCGGGGACGCGATGCCGCGCGATTCCATGCGCTCGGAGAGCCATGTCCAGTTTCGCCCGAGAATACGGAGCCTGCGGTCAACGCCATGCCTCGCGGCGATGCAGACCGATTGCAGATGCGTTCTCTTCGTCGGTCGGTTTCGGTCACTCCCTGTCATTGTCGCTCCAGACTGGCGCAAGCGCGCCGATTGTGAATGCCACGAGCGCGGCGACAAGCCACGCGATATCGAATACGGAGATCATCGGGAATCCCCCTGCCTCCCGGCGATGATGCTGTCGATCCGCAGCGCGAGATCGCGCAGGAGCTTGGCGTTGTCCCTCCAGCTCTCGGAGAGATCGTCGTCGGCGTCCTCGGATAGACCGTGGCACGCATCGGATGCTGCGATGAACCGCTCGACCCATTCGCGCGCATGGTCGGCGTCTCTGAATTCAATGCAGAGCTTCACGCGCCACCGCCGATCTTGGCGTTGCGGCCCCAGCATTCCCACTTGGCCGCGCGGGCGGTCGTGAAAAAGTCGGTGCAATCGCCGTCGTCGGCAAGCGTGACGCGCCGGCCATCTCGACTCGTATGGACGCGGACGCATCCTTCGATCTCGAGGGCCGCAGCGTCATAGACGCCGATGATGCGCCAGCCCCCCCGACGGCCATTGATCCACGACGCGCGACGGTCGATAACCGGCCAATGGTCGGTCCAGTCGATGCGCTTGAGTAGGTTGCGACGGTTGAACTCGGCGATGGTGAGGCCGATGCAGGATTCGCGGGGAAGGCTCTTCATTTGGGCTCCTTCGGTGAATACGGTCCGTTTTGGGCGACGGTCGCCCGATTCGCGCCCGCGTCGCATACGGGCGCTGTCGGAGGATCGGCGGTCAGTCTCGGCCGAATGCGGAAAGGGAATCCATCCCGCAGGCCCGGGCGCAGGCATCCTCGTGCGCCAGGTCGATCGCGTCGGGTGCGCTACCGTCGCGCCATTCGGCGATGCGATTCGGGCAGGCCGTCAGTACGCGGCGCGTCCGTCCGCACCACAAAATTTCGCGGCCCTTGTGGACGATCGTGCCGTCAATGGCGACGCCGGGGTATCGGGCGATGATGATTCGGGATCGGGTCATTGTGCGCCCCCGTCCCGGTGGCACTGCTCGCACCAGATGACGACGCCGCCACCGCAATCGCCGGCGGGAATGGCCTGCGGGCGTACGCCGCAGCACTCGCACGGTGCAGGCTCGGCGGCAAGGGCCGCGCGACGCGCAATCGCCTTTCCCAATCCTGCAACGGCGTCAAGCCGAAGGGCTTCGGCGCGCGCCGCGGCACGCATCCAAACGTCGCGCTCGCCATGCTCCGGCGTACCGGGCACGGTCGCGGCGTGCTCGGACTGGCCGCGATGATTCATCGTGAGCCGCGACCGCCTGCGGATGCGTTCGGCGATCCGTCGCGCCGAGTCAGAGTCGATCGCGCTTTGCGCGACCCAGATGCGCCAGAGGCTTTCGGTGGCGGCAAGGCGCAGCGCCTCGGGGCCGCTGCCAGCTCCGATCACGTCAAGGCCGACGACGACGACGACGTGCTCGCCATTGTGGCGGATCGTCGCCTCGATCGCGCCGTCGCCCGCGACGCGGATTCCGGCCCGGATGCGGCGATCCTGCGGCGCGCAGTAGCCGTCCGCTGCGGCTTCGCGCGCCATTGCGATCAGCTTGCTCACAACGCGCCTAGTGAGGATCGGAGACGTGATATCGGAGAATCGAACGATGGCGATTTCCGGCGGCAGGTGGCCGCAGTCGGATGACGCGATTCGATCAATGACGTACTGGCGGGTATCGGTCAGGTCGAGGTCAATCAGTGCGAACATAGGTGGCTCCCGTGGTCAGATGGTGCGTCCGCGATCGTCGAATTCAACGATATGGTGCGCGGAAAGGTTGCAAAGAAACTCGTCGGTTTCGCGCCGTTCATGCTCGGCCTCGAGGTCTGCATAGATGGCGCGGCAGATGGCACGGTAGAGAGACTGGACGCGGCGCTGAATGTCCGATTCTTCGCGCGTCGCGTCAACGTCGACGGAGACGGTGCACTCGTGCGAGTAGCGATGATCGACGCGCCGGAGACGGATAGAGATATCTCCCTCGCCGGCCATGCTCACCCAATCGCGCTCAAACGCATCCCACGAGCATTCGCCGATCCGCGAGAAGATCCAACGGTCCCATTGAATCGCGCCGTCAACCTCGAGCGATCCATCGGGACGCTTCGGATAGGGACGCGCGCCGGCCCAGCCGAAGCGCACGAGCTCGCTTTCCTCGATCTTCGCCTCGAACGATGCGCCGTCGCCTTGCGAAGCGAATCCGGTCCACCGGATATCAGCGCCGTGGAATCCGATGTCGGCCAGCGCTTCAATCCAATCCGAGATGATGTCGTCGGCCCAATCGTCGTCGGCCCAATGGCGCAGATACTCGCGCGCCCGATCGACCGCCGCCGCGGAGGCGTTCCCCGCCGCATGCTCCCGGATCAAGTCTCCGAACGTGTATGCGTAGACTTGCACTGTCCTCATAGGTGGCTCCGTTTCTGCGGCTTGGCCGCGATAGTGGGAATCTACAGTCTATATCGACCGATGCAAGCCCCTACATGATAGATTCTCCAACGAATTCGGTCCGTATTCGCGCAAGCGTATGCGTGCGCGTGAGTTACGGTCGAAAGAAAATTGTTGGATCGCGCATTCGGCACGTCGGATTGCCGGGCATGGCGCGCCAATCAAGTACCCGTCAAGTAGGCGCGAACCAAATTATCGGATGGTGCTTCGTTCCGAGTCGAGGCCCGCGCGTGCGTGCGCGTGATGGATGCCGCCCCCGGCGCCCGAGCCCGAGCCCGAGCCCGCCCCCGACCCGGACCGGACCGCCGGCCAGTCTGGCTGTTCGGCTTCTGTTAGGCCGACCAAAACCCGAACGGGCCGAGCAAATATCGGACCGAAGAAAATTCGGAAAATCTCTCACG